GCATTAACTTCTTTTGTAACTTTTTTCTTAGTTGCCATAATTTTTTTTTGTTTTATTGTTATTTAATAAATGGTCTACTTTTTATATCCAGAGGGGTTAAAACTTAAATTAAATAGGAACGATATGAATTCTACAGGTATCAGTGTTCTTTTATTAACCCCTCTGGATTTTTTATGAATACTAAATTATGAACGATAATTGATAGTCTTATTATTTTTTACCCTTCTTACTTTTGGATTTTTTCTCTTGCTTTTTTGGGAGATTAATACCCAATTCTTTTGCAACTGCTTTTCTCAACTTTTCAACCTCGTCCTCATCATAATCATCAGGGTCAGTATCAAGTGATTTATCTTCGCAAATATCTTCTAATTCTTCAAAATCCATTTCATTGAGTTGTTCACCGGTCAACTCTTCTTCTTCCTCTTCTTCCTCTTCTTCCTCTTCCTCTTCCTCTGATTCAGAACCGAAAAGGTCTTCTGCTTCCTCGGCAGTCAAGGCAATCGGAGCCGGAATGATTTTGATTGAGCCATCTTCGTACTTGATAATAATTGTACCATTTACTTCTGTTCTAGAAACTTCTTTCAGTTCTACTTCTTTTTTCTTCTTAGCCATTTTCGTAATGTTTAAGTTGGTTAATAATATAATTAATTAAACTGTGATTAATCGTTTCCGTTTTATAAGCTTAACATACCCAGAGTTTAATAATTCCTCCTGAGCAGTATTAAATTGTGTTATATCTTCAAGAACTGTATTTAACTGTTCTTTAGAAGTGATATTTACTTCTTGACTACTAAGAATTTTATCTCCTTGATAAGTAGCTATCTTAAAGACTTTTCCTTGATAAGGGTCAAAATCCTTTCTCTTAAAAATTTGAGGTATATCATTCATAGCTATATTTAATTTTAGTTATTCCGGGAATACCAACCTTTCCGAAGCATTCGGTATAAAATTTGTATTTCCCTTTTTTCATTGTTTTATAGTTATCAGCTAATCGAATTGGGTAGACCCATATTTGATTTTCTATCATCCGATTGGTCATTATATAAGCATAAGCCTTTCGAATTTTAACTTTTTCTAAAGATACAAAGCCTTGAAATAAAAGAGCTTTCTTAAGAAACCTTTCTTTTGGAAGATACCCCACAAATTTAGTATTTGCCTTATCGAATAAATCTAATAGATCCCTCTGGGCTTTTATGAAAAGTATCTTTTGCATCTTTACCCTCCCTTGGTAGTATTTCCATAAGAAAAGGGCTAATGACCCAATTAAGGGAGGGTAATTAAGAAAGTTCCGATCAAATTCTACTTTCTCATTTTGAGGTAATCTATTGTAGATTCTGTAAGATAGAATTACGGACCTGTATTCTCTTTCGTTTAATTGCTTGGGCAGAGATCCCTTGCCGTTGTCCATATAATTTTCTCGCATACCTTTTATCAAATTCTTGTTTACCCTTAGAATGAAAAACTCTGTGCATCTGTATCATGAATCGTCTTCTTCTATGTTTATCAACCCTATATTCGTCTGGTATAATAAACTTCCTAGCTTTTACTAATTTACCCTTAAAGTAAAATTTTGTAGTTCCTTTAAAGTGATTCTTCCCATTCATATCTTGGGCTTTCTTAATGCCTTGCCTTAGGAGTTTCCTACCTGAGATAATATGAATATATTGAAGAACATCTACTCCATAAAGGTAAATCAGAGTTCTCTTTATATGGGATCTAGTAAAATAGGGGATAGAAGTAAGATGCTTCCGATATAATTTCTTTTCGGTTATATATTTATTGGTAGTATCTGGTCTCCAAGTCCAAAAATAATACCGATCGGGTTTTATCTCTTCCCTACTACTTTCCTTTATCTTTACCATTCAATTTCCTTTTTGCAGTACGGTACCAAAGATTTATGGATTTCTCGTTTGCTTCTGGGAATTTCTTTTTCATTCTTCGAATTATTCTCTCTAATTCGTACCCCTTTGAAGTTAATTCCCATACGTAGGATTTTTTAGTACCCTTTATGAGGTTAAATTCATCCCTTTCTCTGGGTGGTTTCTTTTCTCTGGGTTTCTTTATTCCAGATACTCTTCTTGTTTTTCTTTTTCCATCTTCTCCTTCTTCTCCCAAAAAGCCAAGTCTTAATTTTGAACTTCTTAAGGGATCATCTTTTGCTAATCCTGCAGTTTCTAGTTGCCTATCCATCCAATCATCGTATTCATTAATAAGATGTTTGTTTGGTTTCTCTTCTGAAGTATTTATCCAATTGATCAATTGGAATACTGAAGCAGAACAAGCATCCGGGAAGGGCATTCCCAATATAACTGCCTTTCTTTTTAAGTCCCGATAGGTTTGATTCCTACCTGCAGCTCCGAGAAAATTAGATTTCTCTTTAGAGGGAACAAGTTTATCTTTTTTCTTCTTTACCATACTTTAAAAAGTGTTTTTAAATTTTTTCGATATGCAAATATATAAAGATTAATTCAAATATAAAATTAATATCACTATTTTTTATATAATAGCTGGGGATTCACTCGTTCGGTACCAGTTGATTTGGGTTTTCGTGGTTTTCTGGTTTTATGAACATTATAGGCAACATCCATTACCTTTACGTTAAAGTCAATATTATTTACCTGGTTATAATTAACTGCCTTTTGAACACAGTAACGATATTCTGGCCAAAACTTTTGCCCTAATTTCACATCTCCAGTTTTATCCATGAATTTAGATACCATAAAACCAAAAGTATCCGCATCATCTTTTTCTTCAAATACATACATGTAAAATCTACTAAACTCTTTTACTACTTCCTCTAAAGGCCTTACTGGGAGTAAGAGATAACCATCCGTATATAATTCCTGAGATATTAAGCATACCCAGTATTTCTTCTTTCCAGGTTTTACTTTATATCGGAATCTTTCTTTTACTTTAGTGTGCATCCATTCTGGTACTCTATTTAAAAGGTATCTGATATAGATCTTATCCTTTTTATTCAATCTCCTTTTGAATGCAGATGGCTGTTGTAGCATTCTTGGAAGAATACGAGAATTATTCCATCTATCATATTCAAAGATTAACTTAACAGTATCCTGATCCCAGGGGTCTTCTGATTCTCTTAACCTTTTCATATTCCTCATTATATTATGAGTATTCACCTTGGGCAATATCTGAGCAGCATCACCAGAATATAAAGCCGCTTCTCTTCTCTTTAATCTCTTTTCTAGGCATCCCTCTATATAATCTTGAAAATTCCTTTCACAGGGGCAATCTGGTCTGAATATAGAAGTCCTTTTCTCAAAAAAATCCGAGAAAAGCCTAAAGAACTTCTCAGACCTTTCTCGGATTTCAAGATACTTATAATGAGACAACTTTAAAATCTCACCAGCTTCCCAAGATGACTTATTTTCGGATAATTGAAGGAACAGAGATTGTTGTTCTTTTTGGGTTAAACAGTCCCATGCTTTCTTTTGAAATTCATTCATATCAATTTCTCCTATACGCCATTATATTATCAATTGCTTCTGATGTAATCTTATTTGGGTCAAATTCTTGCTGATTAGCATAGAGTTTATCTGGATCACAGTTTTGATATACTGAGTACAGAACATTATCAAAGGGTAATTTCAATTCCATCTTACCACATTCGGGATATAACAATAGCTTCACTAACTTATTATTATAATCTACATCTATCACAGTAGCATCCACTCCCTCATAGGGGTATCCCTTTAATACTAAGTAATCTCCAGGATGAATATTCATCATATCCTCAACGGAGTATTTCTTATTCTCTCTTGCTAATTTCTTAAATCTTCTAACATCCTTTCTTGAACAAGTAGCTACTAAAGAGAAATCATCGAAATCCTCTGAGTTATCTATCCTAACTTTTTTCTTTCTTGGATGTAAAGTCTCTGTAGCTTTTAACCAAGTCCTTATACCAGAAATATTTCTCTTTAGTTTATTAAGAAAGGGTCTAGAATAAGCAAACTCACTGGGCATTTTAATGAAGCCATAGTTGAATAAAATAGGTATTTCTTCGAATTGCATCTTGCCTTTGTGAGTTTTCTTTAATACATTTACCATTGGAATAATGGCTTTTATATTTTTATACCCCTTCTCTTTCAATTCTTCATTGATTCGAAAGCAGTATTTCTTCTCAATATAAAATATACAGTATACATAAGGGGTATGTTTTTTCATATCTTTAAGAGTTTTTAAGGATTAGCTTAGCTTGTTTATGTACTAACTTATAACTGATATTCTTTAGTATATCACTAGCCATGAATACATAAAGGATCTCATCTATCTTAGGTATATCTATTACCATGATACTACAGTTTCCCAATAGGAGCTTATAAAATACCGGAGCAAATTTCTTACCAACTACAAAGAAAAATTCATCTGAGGGCATTGAATTATATCTCATGCAAAGAATAGGAACTTTATTTGACCTTTTTGCATCTTTAGAGGCCTGTTCCCAGAATTTAAGTATATCACATTTCTTATTGCCCAAAAGTAGATGTTCAAACTTAATATCCTTGTAGTTTTTACATTCTACTGAGATTTTACATCTATGAGCATGTCTTTCATCCTGACACATAATATCTGAAGACAAATCTCTACTCTGATGATTTGCACCAGAGTAAGGTGTTCTTCCAAATTTGAAAGAGGTCCATTTAGTAAACCATTTTGAGACTTTAAGCTCAAATCTTGAGCCCTTTTTCTTACTGTTTGCCATAAGTTCATTGTCTTGTTTTAAGAATTATATATCTTTATAGTAATTGATACCTACTTAGGCCATTAACTTTTTCAACTTGCAGGATTTTAGTATTACCTAAGGGGAGTGAATCATGATGGGTGATTAAGAAAAGGGTTTTATCCGAAAAAGTATGTCGTATTAAAGAAATCACTACCTCTATATTATCCGAACTAAGAGATTCGAATACCTCGTCTAGAAAAGCAAGATTTATACCCTTAGATGCAGTAAGAGCTTCATTCATAGCAAAAGCCATTGCTATATTACATATTTGTTTTTCCCCTCCTGATAGTTCATCATAATCAATAATTTGCCCATCTCTTTCAATTAGAGTAACAAAATCTTTTCTAGCAGTACCTAAATCGATAGTGAATTCAATCCTAAATCCTAATACCCGAGCATACCTATCTAATGTAGAATTTAACCTCTCTAAAGAAGAATCAAATAAATAAGCTTTTATGCCATTATTACCTAGAGGATCATCTATCAACCAATTGTAGTTCTCTAATTCTAATTCTTTATTGTGAAAATCCTCATCAACTTTACGTAATTTTTTCCTAATCTCTTTAAGCTTTTGTTTATATTTGGGAGACATAACCTTAAGCTTTTCCTGTTTGAGCTTAGCCAAATCTTCATCAATAGAAGCCATGTCAGAAGCAATATCATCACAATCAGATTTTAATTTCTTATATCTATCATTTACACTACTGAGTTCTTCCAACCTTTCTAAGGCTTCTTGATATTCTTTATCGTATTTATCAAGGTCAGAAAACGCTTTATATATTGATTTAGCATCACGTAACGCACGTTTGTAGTGACCGGCTTCTAACTGTATTACCAATTCTTTGATTACTTTCTTAAGGGGTACATTCGATAAATTCTTTGCATCTTTTATCTTACTCCTCAAATCAAGGATTAGTTCATTTTGTTTTTTAATCTTTATCTGAAGCGAAGCATCTACTTCATCCTTGATTTGTTTTTGTTTTTCAATTAGTAGCTTAGTTAGCTTTTCCCTATCTTGCTTTAACTCTCTTCTTTCTTCTTTAATTTTTTGCTTGAAGGATTTTTCTCTATCTCTCATATCGAAGTAAGCTTCCCTGTTGGTGTCTAGTTCTCTCTTAAGTAATTCAGATTCATGTTCTACCTCATTTACCTTTGCTATTAAGTTATTTTTATCTTGCTGGGCAATTCCTTTTGCAAGGTTTAAGAACTCTAAATCGAATACTTCCTCGAATATCTTTTTCTTATCAGAATTCGACTCTTGTATTAATCGTTTAATACCCTGACCAAACATTATAGAGTTCATGAATAGAGTGTAAGATAATCCTACTTCTTTACAAATTTCATCCTGGATTTGATTCTTGCCCTTTACACTTACTAACTCATTATCTTTTAGGAATATAAGCCTATCGTTCCCCTTTGCTCCATCCTCAAGGATTCCCTTATATTTCTGACATCGAATTATCTTAAACAAATGAGAATCTTTCTGAAAATAGAGTTCTACCATAGTTCCCAGATAATCCTTAGGTCTAACTGATTCCCAAGTACTCACATTGGACACTCCCTTTAGGTTTTTACCATATAATGCCCATACTAATGAGGATAAGATAGAACTTTTCCCTTTGCCATTAGTTGCTTTAATTAATACTGTACAGTTCGTATTCAGCTGTAAGTGTAAATTTTCAATTGAACAAAATCCCACAGCATTTAGTGTAGTAAATGTTAACATGATTCAGCCTTTTTTAATATTTCGATTAATAGCTTAGTTTTAACCTCATCCTTAATACCTTTTTCTTTTAGGTACCTTTTTGCTAGTACTTTTTTAGATAATTGCTTAGTTATTTGATGGTTAGTATTTACGGGTATACTAGATTTTTTAGGTAATACCGTATAATAATTGCCATCATCTTTAATCTCATCTTCAGATTCTACATCAACAAATTTCGGAAACCCCTTTAATTCTACAAACTTCATAGAAAGATCAGAATAAAGTTTCCAATATCCCAGTTTACAATCTTTATCGGTTCTCCTTTGTTGTAAAGGAGCCCCAATCATATAAACCTTCTTTGATAACCTTTGGGGTTTATGTATATGGCCACATAATACTAAATCAAATTTATTCAGGATATTCACATTCAGATTTTCTACTGAATTTATTTCTCTCCCATCCGTATCCTTAGCACCAGGATAATCAGTGTGTAGTAAAAGAATATTCTTTTTATGTTTATCTAATTCAATCTTCTTTAGATGATCACTTAAACCGATATTATTATCTATATAGGGTAAACCATATACCATAATATCCCTATGAGTTAGAGATAAGGGTGTTTTCCCATAATCTAGTATCTTTAACCCATACCTTTCTACTAAATAAAGCCAACTAAAAGGTGGCATACCAATCTTACTTACTTTCTTGATATCATGATTCCCGGAGATAGCTAAAATATTCAGATTACCCAGTTTATTAAATTCCCTGTAACATATCTCATATAATTCTTGATCCATAGATTCTGCCCTATGAAATAGATCTCCACAAAATAAAGCTGGGCAATTATACTTCTTACATAAACCCTGTATAGTCGACAAAACCCTGAAATGATTCAGGGTTCTTTCATTATTCTCATTAAATTTAGCATAGATATTCAAATGCAAATCTGAGAATACTATTGCTATTACTTGTTTCTGTTTCTCCATACCCTATTAAGATGATAATCGATTTGTTCTTTTCTTTCTTCCAAATCCAAACTTGATAGACATACAGTAGGTACTTCCCAATTTGCAAGCAATTCACTCATAAGGGAAGATATTTGAATCTGGAAGTACCTGTTGAGTATTCTTTTACCATTCTCTTCTATATTCCAACCTCTATAGTTCTCTAGATTCAAAGGGAGAAATATAGCTAGATCACATTGCATTTCCATTAATGTTTGACATTGACAGAAAAAGTGTTCCATCTCACATTCGGGGAGAGATTTCGATTGTTTATACCAAAAATAGGCAGCTAAATCGGTATAACTTCTATCAGTAACAAATTCCTCTTTATCCTTGAATAATTTGTTCCTCAAATTCAATAATTGAAAATCAGATTTATACATGGCTTCTGATCCCAAAGATAATATCTCTATATGGGATAAATCTCTAGTAGCAGGTAATAGATCTGTCATACTACCAGAAATAAAGGGTAATCCATATTTCTCAGATATATACTTTGCTAAAGTTGTTTTGCCAATTCCTGATGGGCCTACAAACATAATTCTCTTACTCATGGTATAATTCTTTAAATGGTTCAATAAACTGATCTGTTAAGAATGAAGATAAAGAGTATTCTACACAGATCTTTTTAAACTTATCATACTTAAACTTCTTTTTCGATTTAAGGGGTAATTTCTCTAATGGAATATTCCTTACGAACCAGAAAAGGTCTATTAACTGTTCATTTCTTCGCCATATCTTCAGATACTCTTTATTCTTGCTTTGAGCAATAAATTTCTCAATTCTACCCTCATCAAGGATTTTTCTTGCCTTCACTGGTCCTATACCTGGAAATCCAGAAATATCATCGGAAATATCCCCAACCATTGCTAGATATTCTACAGTCTCATGAGCATGATATCCAAATAGATCTTTACAATTCTCTAATCGAATTATCTCATCTTTTCTTGGGTTATATATTCGAAGATTCTTATTCAATAGCTGATTAAAATCCTTGTCCGAAGAAATCAATATTATCTTTTCTGATTGGAATTTTTTGATTGCAAGGTATGCTAAGAAATCATCTCCCTCATATAGAGTATTATTATTCTTATCGAATATATAATTTATTCTTAGCATACCCAGCATTTTCATTATGATTGCCTTTTGACTTTGCAAAGATTCATAATCAACTGAGATATTTTTCCGATGCCCCTTATAGTTAGGTAATAATTTCATCCTTACTGGAGAATGCCCATTATCAAATGAAATATAAACCTCGTCTGATTCAAACCTTGTAAGGTACATGTGTAGTGATTTGAAAAATCCAAATATTGCTCCACTGGGTTTACCGTCAGTTGATTTCAGCTTCTCGAACTTGTGAAAACTTTGATGCAAGATGTTTTCACCATCTATAAGTAGTACAGTTTTTTTCTTATTCATAGAAACTCATTTTTAAAATAAAGATAGCTTCTCTACATTTTACCCAATCTCCTAATAGGAGATATTTTATAGCTTTTACAAAACCATTTTGATAAGTCCAGATAGATCTATCTAAACCTCTAAACATATCCAAAATACTCATCTGAGATATATAAGTCTCAAAGTATTCTTCTCCGTTCTCTAATAAAGATACTTTTGAAACAATGACCGGTTTTAAGTCTATTGCCATATCACATATATGTAGGGCTTTTTCTAAATCTTGTTTACCATTCTTATTGGTATGTCTGGATACGTATTTTAATATTTCTCCCTGAAACCAATTAAGGTTATACTTTACCATTAAATGTACTGGTTCAATCTCAAATTGGTAATGGTTACCTCCAACTTGATTAGTATTATTGCTTGTTTTCATTATCATCTAAAATCTAATTAAGTGAAACTTCCTGTATTTTCTCGTCACCAAGGTAAACATCCATATAGTTCTCTGGATTACTATATTCATCTAAGTATTCTAACCTTGTCTCTAATCTTAGATTCTCTTTAAGATATTCCTTGATAATCTTCTCTATTTCTTCTTTATTCATCCTCTTCCTCCTCGTCCTCTGAATCATTATAGGATTCATATTCTACCCCATCTACTGAATATAAATTAGTAGTCAATGCTACTATCTTCTTTCTAGTGGTACCTATGGTATTAATTTCAGCTTTACGAAGTAATTTACGACGAAGTTCATCATCTTCTTCCAATAGTTTTTGAAATTTCTCTTCTCCTCTTGCAAGGGTTTTCCCTTTAAACTTATATACTCCACCTGAGGATTTTTCGATAATGTCATTTTCTACCAATACATCCTCAAGGGCATAACATCTATCAAACCCTACTTCATGGAACTTAGGATTAAAATAAACTGGGCATTTACTGATAGTGGGTCTTGGAGGAGCAACTTTATTTTTAATAAGCCGAATAGTAACTAACTTCCCAGCTTTCCTTTCCTTCCCCTTTTGTTTTACTGTAATGCTTCTACCTGAATAAAAAGCAGCTCTAATTGAAGCATAGAATTTAAGAGCAGCCCCACCGGTAGTGGTTGTATTATCTTTTCCAAACCCTACATTTAGAGCAGTTCTTAATTGGTTGATATAAATCTGTGTAACTCCCAGTTTATAGAATAACTCGCTTCTGATACGGAAGTATTTATATAATGCCTTAGCTCTACCCCCCATTTCTGCTTTACCCTCTACCATTTTAGAATCTATGTTATCTGCACAGTCCATAGCAGCAATAGAATCTATCACTAAGAGAATCGGCTCATTATGAGTTAATTGTGAACGCAAATAAATTGCTAAGTCTGCTACAGCATCAGATATATATTCTATACGAGTATCATTCAATACTGTAACTTTTTCTGGATCTACTCCATTAGTTTCTGCCCAAGAGTTCATCCAAGATTGTTCAGCATCTACCCATATTACATGACCGCCCAGTTGTTGACAAGCATAGGCAAAATTATAAGCTATTAGGGATTTTCCAGAGGATTCTTCTCCGGCTACCTCCAGGATTTTACCAAATGGGATACCTCCACCAAAAGTATAATTCAGAGAGAAGAAAGTAGAAGGCAACCAAAGATTAGATTCTACAGTTTCTGAAGCTAATCTCATCATCCCACCATATTTTTTTAATATCTCATTTTTTGTAGGTACCTTTAAGCCTACCTTAGATTTCTTAGCCATAATGTAAAGTATTTAAATAAAAAGAGAGGATAACCGAACGAATCTAATTACCCTCTCTACCCAACAACAAACATGAATTACTAACACCAATTAGATATCTGAACGATATTTTCTTTTCTTTTTCTTTGGTTCTTCGTCTTCCATATAGTGATCCTTATGGATTCCCTTTTTCTTCTTTTTCTTTGGTTCTTCGTCCTCATCATCACCATGATCTTCTTTTAAGAATTTTGCCAAAATCTCTTCTAGTTCTTCATAGGACTTAATTTGAGAACGAACTATGGATTCCAAATCCAATTGACCCTGATACTTCTTGTCCAATTTAGTAGGTTTGCACTGAGTAGCAGAATAAGTGGTATCAAATTTACCAGAACCAGATCTCTTGATCTTAATATCATATCCAGTTTTATAATCAGTCATATCACCGGCCTCGTCTTCATCGAGGTAAAGGTCAATAATATCCTGATATACAGATGATGGCACTAATACTCCCTTATCCTTACCTTCATATCCAACTTTAGTACCTTTCTCATCGTCATAAACGATTCCGCCAATAACATATCTTCTACGAGGTACTATCAATTTAGCAAGGTTCTTATCATCGTCATCCTTAGAACTTTTCAATTCCTGGTATTTTTCCATGAAAGGGCATGGTTCATCAAAAGTAGCTGGAGATATTACTCCTCCAAGATCTCCTCCCAAATAGAATTGAACAATTTCTATACCCAATTCTTGGTCATCACCTGGAGATTTAATTCTCATTCTAAGTGTTCCCTCTTTGGGATATACTAATCCCCCTCCGTTTCCTCTGGATTCTAATTTCTTCTTTCTTGCAAGCATCTTATCTCGAGTAGAACTACCCTCTGAAGAAAGCTTTTTCTTTTTGTCTTTTACCATAATATTTAAAATTTAATTGTTGTTAGCCTCTGAATAGATGATCTCATTCAAACTTAACACTGTAACGATATTCTTTTCTAGAATATTCTTTACAGATTCTGGCCAATCCGGTCTGATCTCAAATTCCAATTCTTTACCAGCATACATACCGTAAGTAACTACTCTACCAATCTCCGTAAGATCGGTATAAGTTTTATATTCTTCAGTTATAGTACCTCTTTTAACTACTACTCCCTTTCTGGGAACTCCCTCAGAAACAGTTCCGGGTATAATGATACCGGACTTGGTTGTGTTAATATCTTTCGGAGATAATATCAAAACCCGATTTTCTGTTGGTAAACCAGGTAGAGTTTTATTAAAAAGCTCTGCTACCATAGTTGAAATGAAGTTTAGTGAGTAAATCATAATTGTATGTTAATTAATTAGTTATGTAATTGAATATAGTTATCTCTATCCTTTTCTAAGATTGGCATTAATAGTACGAAGTATATTTTCTCGTGACTCATAAGCTCTACATATAGCTATGAACTTATTTGATTTCTCTACAGCTTTCAAATACCTTTGATATAGTGATTTATATTTCGGATTTATATTTGCCTTATGAGATACATAATCATTGTTAAATCTCTCATTCGAATCCTTTATATAAACCCAAGCAGCAGAATATGCTTCGTCTTTTTCCCTTGCTAGTGCATCCCTTTCTTTTATATATTTATCTCTAAGAGAACAAAGTACATAATAACTAGAAGGAGACTCTCGTAGCTGAGAATTGATTATATTTTCATTAATAGATAATTCCTTTTGAATATCTATTTCGATGGTTTTACCTTCAAACTTAACCTTCAGTTTTTTCAGTTCTGTCTTCATAAACTTCCAATAGGTCTTTAAAGTCTTCTTTACTAAATTTACCTTTACTGATTGCTTTAGTAACTTGAGCAAAAGCAGTTTGATAAGCTAATTTCATACCAGGTAACTTAAGAAGAGACTTGTATACACTTAACTTATCTACTAAAGCCATTAATCTTAAATCACATAAAGCATCGGTTCCTCCTCTATCTAATAATAATAGGAAAGCTGTCCAATAAATATGAGTAGCGTCCTCATAAGCTAATTTACCCTCTTCGTCTTTTGCCATTACCTTAAAAGCCATACCCTCTAAGGTATAAAGGTTTGATTGAAGTTGGGATATTTGGGATTTTATACGATTGAATAACATCTTTTCTGATCCACTTATATGTAAATTCTTGGCATCTAGATATTTATTCAAGTTCTCTATGGAATAATTTAAGCATCCTGCTACCATATAAGTAAGTGCAGTTAATTGGCTTGCTTTTTTAAACTCTTCTTCTGTTGCCATAATCTCATAAATTTAATTTATTTATGTAGACATAGTATCTTCTCTTTTCGCTTCTGTAATGGTAGATACTGAATCCGAATGCTTTAAATTAGTTTTACAATTTGGGCATTGTACTACCTTATAAATATCCCTATTTGATTTATCGTAAACTCTAAAAGTTTCACTAGTGTCATACTCAAATTCACAATCACATACTGGGCATTTAGCCCTCCATATTGTGGGACCGTTCAAAATCTTTTTCATATTGCTTCATTTGTTTATTAAAACGTTTCTTATACTCTGAAATTGGTATATGCTTATACTTCTTATGCTCTTCCATATATTCCTCTACTGAGAAATCTGGTTCTAGCATTTTCCTATAATCATAACCTGGAATAAAAGGTAATTCTTCTGCCATTGACCTACCAATAACAAAATCCATGTCCATTGTGACATCATCTATTTGAAAACCAAAGTATGGCTTAGTTAAGGGATTTCTATAAATTTGCCACATTTCATAAATACTCCAGATATTTATATTCTCTGGCTTAGTAATCTGATAATTAGCATCATGAACTAAGCATACAGATTTAGTTGGAGGTAATTTCCCTTGTCTCATGAGATAATAAATTAAAATACTACCAAACAGACACATATCTGAAGCTGCAGACTGGCAATTGCCAGTAATTAAAGTTCTATATCGTTTATCTTCACCGATTACTCTTGTAAAGAAAGCCCCCGATTTTACAGTAGGACACCATACTTTACCTACGTATTTCTCTTTCGTCAGATTATTTTCTGAATTGTAAGTATTCTTGGTGTTTACTGATTTCCTAAAATTAGAAAATTTTACTCCATAACTAGTTTTAGTAGCCCGTACAAACTCTTGGCCGTATTTACTGGGTTTCTTATCTTTAAAATAAGATAGGTCACCTTCATGAGATAATTCATACATACTTGAAGTGTTGTTACAAAGTACTACCAAAGCCTGGAGTAATTCTCCTTGAGTTTTATCTCCGGTTGCCCATACCGACCAACCATCTCCTAACCTCATATTCTCTAATAAGATACTTAATTGAGGGTTAGTTAATCGAGTTAATAACCTCATATTTAACTTACGTTCAGGAACTAACCTATTAAGTTTATAAACAAATCCTGGGTCTCTTATTTCCCATATTACTTGATTCTTTTCTCTACGGGAGAATTCTACATCTAATTCTTCCATGATAGAATCAATAATATCTACCTTGTGAGGATTTGCAGTATTACTCTGACATATTCTTACTATATTACCATTCTTCAAATGACCATCAGTAAGATACCAACCTAAAAAAGCTACATAAGCATCCGAATATCTAGCTTTCACTTGATTATTATGAGGAGCTCTTATTGGGATAGCATAAGGCTTATCTGAATTATATAACTCATCAGATGTTAATACTTCAGTTTTATCCAACTTAGATATTTTATTTGGTTTAGTAACTACCCATCTATGGTCTGGAGTTGATAGTACGTCTAGATGTTTTGTCTTTAACCTAATCATATCTCCATCATAATCAAATACATTTACCCTTTCAACCTTTTGCCATTCTGATTCTCCTATGTCCCGATTAAAAGCTAATATCTCATCACCAACTTTTAAATCTTCATAATTTACCCATCCCTTAGTTTTACTAAGGGCCTGGGATGATGGTAATAAGCAAGGAAAATTCAAAGCTAATCTCAAAGCATAAGCTTCTTCTCCTCTATCATTTGAATATATTTGGGGTAATCTTCTTTTTCTACCAAATAGAGAAACTAAGTATCCATTCTTTCTTAGAAATTTCTCTTGTTTCTTTAAGAAAGTCTTTAGCTTAGGATGCTGACCGAAGAATACATCCATTTCTTTTTGAGCTTCTTCAGGTGTAACTATAATACCAGATTTTGGGTCTGATAATTTTACTGCTAGAAGTTTAGCACCAATCCCATAAATAAGTCCAAAAGCAATTTGTTTAGCTTGCTTTCTCCTTACCTTCCATATCTTATGGTCTGGATGATTTTCATCCTCATATATTTTTAAAGCTTCTTCATAAGGTATATGATATTTTGTTGCAGCAATTGCCAAGTGAGGGTCCTGACCAGAATTAAAAGCATTCAAGTAAGTTTCATCTCCAGATAAATGAGCCATGATTCTTAATTCTGCCTGACTAAAGTCACTAGCAATATATAAAGTACCTTTTGGGGCTTTTAATTGTAATTTAATATTGGGATCTACTGATGTCTTGGGGATTTGTTGAGCATTAGGGGATGATGAAGATAGTCTCCCTGAAGTAGTATTAGAGCTTATGATACCAGTTTTTATAATATAGCTATGATTACAATTTACTGATAAATCATAGATGGTTTTTAAGCCTATATATTTACACTCAGTTATATATTCTATTTTTACATTTCCCCAACTCTTTCCTAAAGCTATATTACTAACTCGATTTCTAGTAATAGAATATTTTCTCATTACCTCAACTTGAGGTAAACTCAAAAGATCATACTTAATCTTACCTACTTCATACAAGTCTAATTTACTATTAGGCTTATGAAAATTTAAACTTATACTCTGGTGAATCCTCTTTTTAATATTAGCTTGTTGAGTAATGAGTTGTAAATTACCTGGTCTGTTATTCGTCTTATTCCCATCTACATGGTCTACTACTAAATTCATAGGTATTTCAGAAGTATTATTAAAAGCCATATATACAAGCCTTGATACTTGAGTGGGTTTCTTATTAATAGAAACCATATACCTACCCTGATTATTTAAGGTTTTATGTAATTCATGTGGATTATTATAATCTAAATATCCACTAGTAGTTTTTATAGAAAAAATATCTCCATCCGAAGAAGCTAAATAACCAGGTAAACCAGGAATTTCTCTAAATAGAATCTCTGATGGTTTCTTTCCGACTTGGTACTCTTTAGAAGTTTCTGTTAAATTCTCTACTAAATCGGTAGTATCATAAGTAATAATAGGTAAAGAATTTCTGAGGATATAACTTACTCTCTTCATACCAAAAGGAGTGAGTAATTTATGTTCTTTAGTACACTTAATTACTTTCCCACTAGAAGTACTTAATTTATAAGTTTTCTGCTCGCCCTTATTAATAGAATGAGTAATCTTTTCCCAAGTCCCCTTATGGGTTAATATCCATAAATCTTTATCCTCAATATTCTTTATACCGATTGAATCTGGAGATATATTTTTTATAGATACAAAACCTGACTTTAGGATTAACTTTGTCTCTCCAGTTACACAGCCATGAATATTAAACCGACCATGTAATCTGCTATCATCCTGTACTTCATTTGACCACCCTTTTATAAACCCAGTGTACATCTTCTCTAACCCTCGTAATTCAAGAAGTCTATCAAGGAAGATGGCCTTTGGTGAATCTGGGTTTTTAACTGTTAACCTTAAATTAGTTAAAGTCTCTTCATCTGTACTTGGTTTACCGGATTCATTATTCTTAATTACCTCAAAATGAAAACCTTCTTCCGAATACATCAATGCAGGTAAATCAACTGAACTACCCAAATTAATAGGTCTTATCAATTCTTGTTCCTTTTTAGTTGTGAATATACCAGCCTTGATATTTGAGATTTTCTGTTCCCTTGATACAATCTTTCGTTTATCTTTTGGTTCATTATAATCTAGCTCCTCAAGTTCAGCTTCGATAGATTGAATATATTTATCAATCTTTTCTTGGTTATACTTCTTTTCGAATTTCTTTACTCTTGGCAAATCATATATAGCTTGTCTAGCCGCATCTATTTTTGGTTTATATGTTTCCAGTAGTTGATTATTGAACTCTCTATCTAGATACAAACCATTCTTCTCTACTGAAGTGAGTACCCTTGATGCAGACATAATTAAATTCCTGAAGGTACTGTACAAACCAAGGTCAATCAGCTTCTTTTCAAAGAATATCATTAACCTAAGAGTATAATCCGTATCTTGACATCCATAATGGCAAAGTGGGTCTAACTCTTTTTTATCCCAAGGTATTTTATCGAAAGCATCTTGCTTCTCATAATTACCATACTCTGGTAAATACCTTCTTACCATTGATTTTAAATCATTAGGTTTTTCCTCGTTTAGTAGATATTTTGCAAGCATCCCATCTAAACATGTACCTCTGTAGAATATATGATACTTCTGGTTTACCTGGTCGTCAAATTTCCAGTTCCATGCAACCTTAGTTATCTCATAATTCTCAATTACTTCTTCCCCAAATTTCCTTAACATCTTTTTCCAATTCCAACCTGGTGAAGTATAAGCTTTTGTTTCGAAATGGTCTAAAGGGATGGAAGCACCAAACCCAGGCATCCAAGATACAGAGAGAATTGTAGGTTTAAAACTCTTATTATAAATAGGTTCGGCATTCGTTTCATAGTCACAGCAAGCATAACCCGTAGCTTTACAACAAGCAATAAGTTTCTTAAGCTCTTTCTTGTTCTTTATAATATGATACCGTGTTTCCATATTTTAAAATAGAAAAAGGGACATACCCACCTATAGTAGATACATCCCTCATTATTAATATTTCTCTTGTAAGTCTTCCAGATTAGATGCTAATGCTAACCAATCTTTCTTATAAGCATGAAGAGAATCAATGGTATGATACAAGTAGCCAGGTTTAACTCCAACCTCTTTAGCTACATATTCCATAAGTTTCCATGCAAGGTATACATCATTACCAAAATGAGTAACAAAATCTGAACTCCTTTGATGATAGCAAATATGTAATACCTTCTCTCCTTTACCATTCTGACGGATAAGGAAGTCATAATACATAGAGCAGGGTATACGTCTACTACCATCATACCAATCGGTATCTAATCCGTCCATATCACCATTGAATATTGGTAATACTGCTTTACGAGTGTCATTATCGTCCTTCAATAATCTTATCAATGGTTTAATAACATGGATGATTCTCTCATTATAGGTATAATCAAATTTACCATTTACCAAGAACTGTTCCCATAAATCTTTTCTTAATTCCCAAGCTTTACCTGGATTAATTATATCAGAGGTATCAACCCTTTCTTGGAACTCAGCATCTGCCCATTCTCTTGAATGAGAGAATACGAATAACCATACTGGGTCTCCCAAGGATGTCAAGCAATATTGTTGGCAAATTACTTCCTTGGTTATAAAGTCATCATTACCCTCAATGACTTTATTCTGATAGGTCTTTGGTTTTACAGTTTGACCATAACTGTTGAGCTCTCTGCCCAATTCGGACATTAGCTCGAATGAATTACTGAATATTCTCATTGTTCTTCTGTTTTAAGAGTTTCTTCTTATATGCTTTTCTCTGAGAGTAAGAGATTACATTCTCTGGGTACTCAATATCTTCATACTCGAGAAGTAATTCTTTTGCTTTCATTGATTTATATGTTTCCTCATATAAGTCTGGTCTGAGTACTTTGAAACTTCTAAAAAATACCTTGAAAGATGAGAAGTCTTTCTCTTGGCCATTCTTAAATTTCTTCCATATCTCTTTTACCCTTTTATTCCAAGCATTCTCTTCTGCCCCTTTGAGTACTTTCTTCAAGGGTTTATGAGTATGATACATCAAGAGGGTCTCTACATTCCCGTACATCTGTGTCGCAAATAGGTTGATTTGTACTGACTGGTCTGGCCCATACACATATTCTGCCATCCGTTGAATCAATAGGAAGTCGAATATCAACCGCTTGGTAATTTCCGAAGCCCTGATTACCATTGTAATAACTGGTATGTCTTCCCCAAACCTTTTCGAAAATGTTGCAGCTATCAAACATTGTTTTCCATTATCATGATGATTATTAAACATATAGGTTATATTGTAATTCTGATTGTACTTATTTCTCAGTACTCTCAGTTTACTACGCAACAAGTCAAGCTTATTAAAATCTATGTAGTTATTCAATAAGCTAGTCCACTTAGTTTCTTTGTAATTGAAACACCTACCATAATCAAATTCGGGGTCTACCCAAGCCTTTCGTATTTTAATAAATACGTTATATACTACGGCTACCCCAGAATTTGCTATTGCCCCTTTCTCAAAGAGAGCTGGGTCTAATCGAAGGAATCCTTCATTTAGTTTTTCCCATGCTTCTTGAGATGTGGCGAATTCTAACGAATGGAGGGACTCCTCCGCATTAAGCTGAAGCCCCTCTAATTTCTTATTCCATCCACTCATATCAATAATTGGTATTCTGTCTCCAGAGATTTAACCTTTGTTTCTTATAGAATAACCTAAATAGGTTTTCATCTGTAAACCCATTCAATGCAAGGAATCCCATATACAAGTAGAATGATTTTACCAAAGCCTCCTGATAATCTAATTCCTTAGTCATCACTTGAGTTTGTTTCCAAGGCCTTGACTTTAATAGGTTTCTGGCCTTGTTCAATTCGTATATAACATCGAACAAGTGTAATTTCTCATCCTCATGTAGTACTTCGTTCAGATTATGGAATCCTGGTGTATATTGTATCACTGATTCATAATTCGGAGTATGAGATGGGTGAATTACACAGTACCCAATCCTTTGCCCAGGATATTCGCTCTCTCCTGAAATTAATATTTCCTTAACTCCAATGGCCATTACATCAAACAAGCTCTTTGCATTCTTATAGCTAAGAATATCTTCAGGAAGAATATTTGAATAAGCTAGAAGAGTAATATAGAAACCAATTGCATCAGCCTGTTCCTCATTTGCATTAGCTAAATGATTTAGTACTTCTTGATACTCCTCTTCGGTGAGATTATCAATATTCCAACCATATTTCTTAGTGAGTGTTACAGCAGCATCGGTTGATTCAAAACCTTCGGTGAGTTCTTCAATAACTCTACCAATAAAGTCCTTCAAAATAACTTGGCTTTTTGAGTTATTGATATCCAAAGGATATACAGGTAATTTTTCTATATTCCTATAACCTTCGAATTGCTCAATGCCAAGCTTATAAATTTCCTGGAGTATGTTTCCTTGTGATACCTCAGGTACTGCTCCTTTTATATTCCTGATATCCAAAATCTTTAATTTTTATAATAAATACTTTTAAGGTAATTACCAATCGTAGCATTACTAACTCTCAACCTTTTAGCTATATACCGATTAGTATTACCTCTTAACTTAAGTCTATCTATACGCCTAACTTTGCGTAAACTAAGAGAAGCATTTGGTGATTCTATACCAAATCTATGTACACCATACATAGGATTATCTTTACCACTTACTTTTAACCTACCCTTAGATATGGCATCCCTTACATTATCTTTCTGAGTACCCCACTTAAGATTACTTACCTTGTTATTCAAAGGGTTGTCATCCAAGTGCATTACTACTGGTAAATTATTAGGGTTAGGTATATAAGCTTCTGCTACTAATCTATGTATTTTCACATTCTTAGATAAATTACCATTACGTAATTTAGTACGTTCGTATCTCTTATGGTAAAAGGTTTTCACTGGGTGACCCTTATTATAAAGTTTACCCTCTTTAGATATATGATAACCTGGGAATCCCGGTATATTATCTTCCATAGTTATCTATCTCCTGTTGAACCAAAACCATTTGCTCCTCTACTTCCCCACATTTGAGATTCAGAATAATACTCCTCTTGTTGAATCTCCTCAGGCTCGGTAAGATATACAGGAACATGTATAAACTGTACAACCTTTTTCCCAGCTTCCAACCTAACAAGATAATTAGAGGTATTTACTATCCCAATATGTACTTCACCTACATAGGGAGAATCTACAATCTCGGCAGTAAAAATAAGACCTTGATTTGTAGAAATACCCGATTTGTTTGCAGCCATAAGCATAGATTCCCTTGGTTCAATTAATACCTTGATACCTGATGGGATTAGTATTCGGCAATGGGGTGGTATTTCTATTACCTGAATATGATTTGTGTTTAAATCACAAGCATACCGAATTTGCTGTTCGGTATTTACCGAAGTACCCATCAATTCTATGGGTGTAAGGTTAGTTGGGATGTAAAAATCTAAACCGGCATCTCCGGCATTGCCTCTTGAAGGTGAGGGAACCTCTCTTACTTTTGTAAATCTTAATTTGTTCATACGTTAATTCCTATTTTAGTTAGTAATTGTCCAAAGGTTAATCCTCTTTGAGGAATGATTCCGAGTGAATGGCAGATTCGGTTAACATCCTTTTCACCCTCCATACAAATCTCAGAGAGTACATCATTCTGTTTTACGAAATAGTTTGGGTTGTTAAGATATATCTTAAGCATTGCCCATATCATATCAAGCTTTTTCATTGCACTCTCTATAAAGTTCTCTAATACGTTTCTTAGGTACTTCGAATTTCTCAACCGTTTTTGAAATAATCTCTTTTCTGTCTTTCCCTTTTCGAATCAAGCCTCGGATGTATTTCTTGATACCAACCGTGTCTTCTAATACATCCAAATCTTTGTATTGATTTCTCTGTTCTAACTCTTTCCTTGTAACGTTCAGATTCTGGGACATCTTGAACGCACATAGCTCTGAATCCCCACATAGTTTACATTCTTTAGTTGATAAATCATACCCAATACCAAAGCATGGGTCTCCATTAGTACCAAGCTGAGATACATCCAAAGGAGTAAGTATATCCTGCTTAGATAGGTCTGGTAGTTGTTTCTTTTTCTTAGCCATTAGTCATCTATTTTTTTTTCGTTGATGTATACACTATCGAACTGTTTACCATCTATCTGTAGATAAGAAAAGCCGATATTATTAATAAATAGTTCCCTGAGTTCCTCTAATTGTTGGTATGTACCATCCTCTGAATCTTGACATACTTTGATTATCAGACCTGAGCAGAAGTATAACTGAAAGTAATAAACCGTAGTTTCTACGTTAAACCGAGTGCTCTTAATATCAGTAATCCATACCAAGTCCCTACAATTGAATACATTAGTGGGATTAGTATTTACTGGCTTAGTAAACCATTTTATTATTCTTTGTAATATCATAATGAATCTGTTAATGGGTGTTCTGTATGCCCATCCTTTTTGCAATGAGGGCAAATATAATAATCAATGAAGATACCTCGTGAATAATTTCTATTCCACTTCTTTCTATGTGCTCTCTTTTTACAGAAGTCACATTTCCAATAAGTATCAAGGTATATCGAATATCCTATTAGGAGTATTCCTATAATTATAAAGTATTTCATATCTTAATGCCTTATGTCCTTTATTCGTAATATACCTTTCCTCCTACGGAGAAAAAGTATATACTCATAGTACTTCTAGTTAACTGTTAGTAAGGCTATGGTTAGGATGTTTCTTCCATAGCGTATCTAACAATATTACTTTTAGTTCTTGTCTCTGATAATACTGCTTCCTATGTTTACCATGCCTATCTAAGTAATTGCCTGGATAGTGAAGGTCATCGAGATACACTCGAGATTTCGATTCATCGGTTCTTACCAAACGACCAAGGAACTGAATTGATTTTTCCTGGCTATCCATGGATGCAGCATTAAGTAGATACCTAAGCTTAGGAAAGTTTTTACCTCGAGCAATGATTGTAGTTGATACCAAGATATCTATCTTGCCTTCCCTAAAATCTTTCATAATTTGTTGTCTCCTTTTAGTGGGAGTATCAACATGCACATAGGCAATATTATAGGCATCGCCCAGTTTCTTTTTAAAGAATTTATATAGATTTTCACAGTGTGCAATATGCTTGCAAACTACAAGTGCAGGATATCTGCCATAGGATAAATTCCACTTTAACCGAGATAAAGCCATCTTCCTTGCTTTCTTATTTTCGGTAATGGTATCATCGTATATTTCCTTATAGGATATACAATCTGATTCCCAATTACCATACCAGGGTTTACCAGGTACCATCTTTACGATTGTTTTAGTAGAATAACCTTTTCGAATTGAATCCTTAAGTTTAAACTCAGCAAGTACATTACCAAAGAAACAACGTAGGTTCATATTCTTAACTCTATCCTTAGCAAGCTTACTCATATAAATCGTACCAGATAAACCGATACGAACTCGAGTATTAAAGAGACGAGTAATTACATTCTGATATTGCTTACTACCTCCTTGGTCAGCCTCATCAATAAGTACCATATCAATCTGAGATAATTCCTTTTGATAAAATCTCATGTTACGAGAAATAGATTGAACCATACCTATGGTGAAGTTACTCCAATTTAAAACTTTGCCTTGAACGAATGTGATATTCTCTCCCGGGAGATATTGCTTGAATTCTTCTCTAGCTTGATTCAACCAGTCAGAGTCATTAGTTATTAGCAAAGTCTTTAACTGCTTCTTATAGGATAGATATAAAGACGACATGATAAGAGTTTTACCTGCATTAACCGTATAATCTAAAACACCAATCTGAAAAGGTTTACCTCCTATGGTATTACTGATTATTGCCTTGACAGCTTTCTCTTGTTCAGGTCTTAAAATATACTTACCTATCTTCGTAACAACTTTACTGACTTTAGGTAAGGGTTGTCTCATATCTACAACTTTAGGTTTAATCCCATACTCAATACATTTCTCATATATCAAAGGAAGTAAACCTATTTTAAATTGACCAGTCTTGGTAATATAATGTATCTTACCATCCCAGTTCTGCATCCCTCTTTGCCTTGTACGTAAGTAGAAGGCATTGGGATGTCTTATTGCAAACTCTTGGTAGAGTTTCTGTGCGAACTTAAGAGGTAAGTCCAGTTCGCACATATTCCCATTCTGAATTATAATCTTACTCATTACTTAATGATTACCGTTACGCCTTTAGATTTCTCTTTACCAGAAACTTCCTTTAGTAATTTTACATGATGTTCTTCATCGGCAATCAGCTTCTCAAGGAAGTAATTCACATCATCATAATCTTTACGGTCTTCATACTGTTGGATAGCTTTCTGAATCTTTCGATAGTGAGCTATAGTTTCCATCTCTGAACTTAAAGCAATCTTCATTGCCTCTCCCCAAGTAGAACCAATCCCAATATTGGGGTTGATACTCATGGTAGAGTAATCTTCATAGGGATCTGCCTTCTGTAGAAAATCTGATATCTTATCGAGATGTCTCATTTCTACCAAACCAATACCCAACATCAGTTCTGAGATTTCATCAAACCGAGAAGATTGCTGAGTGTACATAATAATTGCACTGAGCTCAGAGAATGTAGCATTCTTCCAGATTACATAGAACAGGTTAACTATCTCATCAGGCCAAGGTTCGATATCCTTAAAATCTGGATATTCTACTGACTGATCTGAATACTTGAGGACATCAATAAAAGCATTAGCTGCATCCTCTACTCGATTACCTAAAAATTGTAAGCCTTTCATATTACTTTCTAATTTTATCCCAAAGAGAACCCTCTACTTCAGGTTCTGCTTCAAGTGATTGTTTATTTTTATTCTTATATAAATACTTGTTGTATCTTTCTATTGCTTTCTCATTATACATCTGACTGGGTTCAGGTAACCCATTGCACCATGCAAGGGATTCAAATTGAGCATCGATGAACCAAATAGAGTTCCAATCTCTTTCTCCCATAAGTTTACCTAACCTCATGAAGTGTACATACTTCTCTGGTTGGTTTTCATAGGATTCATAAATACCAGTAGCATTAGCTATCTTCTTAATAAAGTAATCATGAATATCCTTAGTATAACCTGGGTCATTGTCTTCGGCTAATTCCATTTCAGCACTTACTTGATTGGTAATGTTGTCCTGCATGGATATTAACCTCTGCATTAGGTTCCGATAATCGGTCATTCTCTTTAACCCAATCTCTATGTATTTGATAAATCCTTCTCGGGTATCAAATTTAAAATCTTCACAGAAGGTATTACATATCTCTGCAAGCTTTTTACAATTTGCCCATTCTCGAGAATTACTTTCGTTTATTTTACGAACTCCCCTATGCTTTAACTTTATACGAGTTGCATATAAAATATCAGCAACAAGGGCAGCATCTCCTTTAGATGCTAGTAATATGTTCTTAACTCGCTTAGTATTCTTATTGTTAGAAACTAAAACTGCTCTATGATTTATTGCCTCTTTACGTGCAATAACAAAAAAAGCCTCAACTGGGAAGTTATTTACCTCTAAGGTATTTAGTATTTCCTCGAATTGAGACTTTGTAATGTGAATGCTTGGTTCCCTCATTTCTTCTTATATTCTATTAAAGTTAACAAGCTGATTATACAGAATAGTGACCAGATACCTATACCAATATAACCTAAGGTTCCATAACCATCTAACCACCATATAACTACAAATATTACGATAATTGCCAATACTACTAATACAATTCTACTGGCATTATGAAGCCAAAGTTTTATAAATCCTTTCATATTCTTATATATTTATATAATATAATTTATATATTTATAT